AACGCCATCGAAAGCCTCGTTAAGAATAGGCTCAACAATGGAACGAAAGTCAGTACTACGCATTGGGACTGCCATGTTCTAGTCCTCCTTAAAATGCAGCCTTATTAGCGACAAACTGGTGTTCGCTAATCTGGACCTGAACGATGACGTAAGCATCACCCCAAGCATTGCTGACTTCGGGGGCGAGGTTTACAACGCGGCAAACAGCGTTGCCGGAAGTCGTCTTGGAAGCAACGTCCAACATGGCCGCAGAGAGGCCCACGGTGGTGTTACCTGCCGTAACGCTATCAAAGTCCATCTGGGAGCCGATGTCCGAGATGCTCAGCGTTGCGTCCGACTGAATCTCGTACACAATCGCCGGATCAGTGGTCACGTAGGCAACGATGTCAGTGGCCGACGTAGAAGCCGTCCACTTGTTGCTCACGCGGCGACGGCCATCAGTGTCGGTGAACTCGACACCCATGAACGTACCCACGATGGGATCACTAATACCCGCTGCCTCGACGACACCACCGGTGCCTGCGATGAGAACGGGCTGGAACTGAAGAATGTTGGCACCGTATCCGGAGGCAATCGTCATCGCGGTGGGTCGAACGATCCCACTCGGATGAAAAGCCGGACGCAGGCCAAAAGCTGCGCTGGTAGAAGACATTTGGTTACCCTCAGAAAAAAGTTACCAAGTTACGCCCATTCATTAGGTGCGCGTACCTTGGCAGATTCCCGAATTGCCGACATGCCGTCACCTTCGACCAACCTTGACCCAGCGCGCTCGGCCTGCTCACGCATGCTCTCAGTCGCACCAAGCAGCCGTTCTTCTTCCTGATTGGGGGCATCGTAGTGCACCGCCTGCATGTACCTCTTGTACAGCGCCATCGGAAGCTTGAACGCAAGCATCTCGTTAACCCCAATGAACCCTGTCCATTCGCCAGTTTTAATCGAAGCGTATTCCCAACCGGGAACCTCTTCGGGCTTAATCGGCTCATATCCAAGCCGAATTCGCGCCTGAATCGAATCTCTAGGGTTCGTCGTGGTCAACCAGCAAGTGTGGTAACCCGGAATCTTCGGCAGATCAGGCAACGCGGCCTGAATAAACTGCTGACGAAACATCTCAACCCGGTCGTCGTCTGACAGCTCGCGGCTCTCAGTGGCTGCGCGATCATACGCGCTGCGGCTCTCACGACCTTCGCCAAGAACTTTCTTCAGTCTTTCATCGCTCATAACTCGCTCCCTTGTTTAGCGAGAAGAATTGTTACGATCATAGTCAGCATAACGCTTAATGTAGCGTTGACGCAACTCCGGGTTGTCCCAGACGCCTGCGTCCACGAGTGCCTGCTTGCGCTCAGGGCTGATATAAATCTCTTTTCGGGTAGACGGCGGCGCATATTCACGCTTGCCCCCTACCGGCGGACCACCGCGTTTTGCAGCGGTTTTTGGCTTTTCCACAGCTTCCTCTCCGTATCGGTGGGGGAGCCTGCGGGCCACCCGGTTATCAAGCTCAATCCAGTAATCCTCGCTCGCAGGGTTGTATCCCTCCGCCGCCAGTCGCTGGTCAATGACCTTCACAATGGCCGAATCCTCATCCTTGCCGGACGGGTCGTACCAGTTGTTGGCGTCAATCCACTCCTTGGCATACGCGGCTACGCGCGGGTCTTTCTGGGTTTTCTGCGGTTGCGGGCGCTCTGCCTGCTCCTTCACAGCCTTGAGCTGACGCGCTCGCTCCATAGCCGAATCGCGAATCTGGAGCGCCTTGGTGACATCCTCACCCTGCCCCTGCTCAATGGCCTTAGCCATGATCCGCTCAGCCATCTGGGCTTCGTTGAGCGCCTCGTTTAGCCGCTGATCTACCGCTGAAATGTTGAACTGAGTCGTTTGCTTTTCGACGTTAGATAAGCGGCGTTTGAACTCTTCATTCTCCGCACGTAAGTACGCGAGTTCGCGCTCCTTGTGCTCAATCGCTGCCTTGCGGCGGAACTTACGCTGCTGGCGCTGTGCGCGCTTTTCCTCTGGCGTGAGGGCTTTGCGTCCTTGGGGCTGCTCATCCTCAGCCTCATCCGCATCTGCCAAACGCTCATCTTCGTCATCCGCGTCGGCCTCTTGCTCTGGAGCTTCATCAGCTTGAGCCTCAGCCTCTTCGGGAGGTGTTTCCACAACAACATATTCTTCTTTTTCAGAAGTGTCGTCGCTCTCGGTCAATTGATCTTTAGCCATGATTCAACCCTCAGATAAACGCCTTGATGGCAAGCGGATCACCCACTACACCACCCACGATGTCCAAATCGTTGAAGATTACAAACAGGGCCTCTTCATCCCCGTCCTTGCCAAACGGCACTTTCCAACGATCACCGCCGTACTTGGGCACCCGGACGAACTCGCCCTCTTTGCACCAATTACCTTCCGGCCAAGATTCCATCGTGTTGCGATTCTTGAAGGCCAACGGCCCGAGCTTCACAACTTTCGCAATCTGGGTATTCCAGATTTCAGTCTCCCGCGTTTCGCTGTGCAAAATAATGCCGCCCGACGAAGTTTTCTTCGCACTGCGGATCTGCACCAAAACACGCGAACCAAAAGGAACCAAACCCGGCTCTACACTAGGAAAAGCCTCATTCACTGCTGACATTGTTAAAAATCCTCGTCTTCTTCCTGATCTGCGAGAAGACTATTGATGTAGTTAATCGCGGCCTGCAACCCGGCGTAAGTGCCCACTGCCTTGCCATACTCAAATCTAGCGTCCTTACCTTCCAGTTGCCGCTTCATCGCATCGTGTGCAACGCGAGCCTTGGCCAACTCCAATTCGTCAATAAGTCGCTCAATCATGCGTTTTGTTTACCTTTGCTAATGATGGCGGGCGTTGCCTTCGGGTCGCCCTTAGTACCCTTCGTCACTTCAATCATTCCCTTCTTTGAACCGCCGTTGACCATCTTCTGGCCATCGACCTTCATTCCCATAGCGAGCATGTGATGCTGCTTCATGTAATCGTCTGCCATAAATCCTCCTATGGATTGATTCCTGTACCTGTTGAAACACTGACGTTCTCACCCGTGATCGCTTCCATCGCGGCAATCTGCTTCGCGGTGTCATTATCCTCACGGTTCGTGACCAGCTTGACATCAAGCTCCGCGCCTTGACGCTTATCAAGACGATCCTGCTTGAACACTTCGCGCTGCATGTTGTCAGATCTGCGCTGCTCCGCTTCCTGCACTTCACGCTGAAGCTTCGCCTGCGCCAACTGCAACTCAGCCTGCTTGACTTGAATGTTGGCCTGATCCGCCTGCGCTTTACGCTGGGTTTCCGCCATGACCGCTGCCACTCGCGGATCTTGCGGCATACCGCCCTGCTGCATCTGCTGCAACATTCCCATCGCCTGCTGCACAATCTGCGGGATTGCGCCAAACGCCCTTGCAGCATCCGGCACTACGCGCTGACTCGTCGCAGCCAAAAGCTTGTCAAACTCTTGCTTGACCTCTTTGCTCTTGACCTTCTGGAAGTCGCTGATGTCTCGCCCCGCTGCCTCGGAAGCCACATTAAAGACATGCGTGGCATACCAAAGCGCGATGTGCTCCTTGATGTGATTCATAATCATTGGCACAAACTGCGGAGCCATCAGCATCGAACTTCCCAAAATGGGAGAAGTCAAATAATCCAAATGCACCTGCAAGTGCGCAAGGTGATCTTGCTCGGGGAACGCCGAAATGGGCCTGCCCAAAGACGCCGCTACGTTCTCATTGACCGCGTTCATCTCCTTCGGCTCAAAAGCCGGGATCAGAAGCTCCTTGGCATTCGGAATACGTAGCTGCTCAAGAATCCGCTCTTCGACCTTGCGCAAGTTGTAAATCTGCGGCAATGCCACTGCGCGCTGAGAAAGCGCCTGAACCTGCGCGTAACGCTGCGTCTCAGAGAAAATGTTGGGGTCAGAAACCGGCACCACATCCATCGGGCCCAAGAAGTCCGACCGACGCACGAGCAACTGTCCCGTCTCGTCCTTGACTTCTTCGTCCTCAAGGTACATCGAATTGATCCGATGCAGCACTTTGAGCGTCCGACCCATCGCATCATGCAAACGCGCATGAATGGCGTTAAACACCACCATGCCCTGTTCAATGCGCGCAAGTTGCGTGCCAACCGGCATGTTTGCCTGATTGTCCGCCATGTCCTCTAGGGTCGTGCGGATGACGCCCTTGCCCGCGTCCACCAAGAACCCGAGCAAACGGAACAATACTTCCGAAGGCTGATTGAACGGCAACGGCATCGCGATCTTGCGAATGTCATCGCTGAACGCACCGCCCTCAATCTCCTTCACCTCGGTCGGGTCAATGCGTTCGGACTGACCGCCTTCGCGGCCACCCTTCAGCTTTAACATGCCGGGGAAGTTGGCAATATGCGCGCTGTCCAAAAGCGCCCGAAGCGCACCCGTCGCCGCTGCCGAAATACCGCCAATCATCTGCGGGATGCCAATCGGATACGCACCACGCCACGGCACAAATGGGAACTCGACGATCCACTGCATCTCGTCCAGCGTCTCGTCGTCTTCCTGCCAGTTGCGGTAGATGCTAAGCACCTTGCCGCTCGTCTTGTCTACCGAAATGATGTACGGCGCTAATCCGTACTCTTCTTCCAGATCCGCAATCGCGTAAATCTCAAAGATCGTCCGCAGCCCATCGGTGTCATACGCGCTGTCGTCCCGGCCCTCAATCTTGTTGTTGGCCTTCTCGGATTTGCTGATGTCGGGGTCCGCCGTCGTCGGCGCAAGGTCCACATCCCGATACATCCCCGAGCGCACACGCTGGAGATATTCAATCTCCGTCACGTACTGAACGTGCGTCTTGCGCTCTGCCGAGTAAAAGTTCGTTGCCGCATAGGGCAGGTAAATGTCATCAATGCCGATAAAAAGCGGAACCGGGCGCTTCTTATTCGGGTCATACGTGAGCTTCAAATACTGCGCGCCACCCAGCGGCACTTGCGTCAAAAGCTGCTCCAGCTCCGCTCGAAACTCCGGCATCTGCTGGGTCAACTGCCAATTGAGATAACTGGTCTTGCGCTTGGCTTTGGCTACCTTGTCAGCCGTTTCGTCGCCAATGATGTGATCCTTGACGGGTCCCTCGGCAGGGAAAATTTCCTTAATAGCTCGGGCAGAGAAGTCCACGCAGACTTCAGTGAGCATGGGGTGCACAACCCGACTTGCGCCCTGAAACTGAGCGCCGCCCGGTGCATCATCGCCAAGTCCGGTTCTCCGGATGCCCTCTTCATACTGCTCATCACGCTTCTTGCGAGCTTCCTTGTCCTTGGCAATCAACCCCAAGAAGTCCTGCGCCACCGCGTCCATGTCGCCTTCCGGCATCGACTCCGCAAGGTTCGCGTAAAACGGACTCTCCCCCACCGGCTCGGACTCATCCTCGCCAAAACGCACAATCGCCCCGCCGTCCTCGGTGTCCTCAATGTCCGAAATCTCTTCCGGAACCATCATAATTTCGCCCAATTCCTCTTGGGCCTCTTCCATCGGGCTTTCGTTCTCAGATGCCATAGGGGTTCGACCTCGGACGCTCGTTAATGATCAACCTAGGCTGTAATGGCTTGGGCTTGCTCACACTTATCATATCCCTGTCCGCTAGGAAACGTAATCCCTGCGTGCAGGCGTCCATCAAGTCATCGTGCCGGATCGTCCCTTCGCCGCTAAAAGAGCAAAGTTGGTACAAAAGCGGCTCCGCCCACGAGCGAACCTGCCCTTTTCGTCGCTCTGACTCCACAAACCACACCATTCCCGAGGCAAACAGGTGTGAAACCATGTGCAAACGCGTCAATTTGCTCGCTTTGCCGGGATTGTAGGCGTGCGCAATGATTCCTTCGCGTGCCAACATCTGTCTGAGGCTAATTCCTGATCCTTTATCTTCAATCACAAGCGTATCGGGCTTTCTTCCCGAGTTAATCATGCGAGATGGCCCGATTTTCGGCTTGATCATCGGCTTTTGCTCATCGTCGCCGTAATAAACTTCCCTTTCTTTCTGCACGCGCTTAATTAAGTCTGGAAGCCCAAGCTTGTCTTCCCAACAATCGAGCAAAATGACGTTTGGCTTCTCGTTTTCGTAGAAAATCCCAAGCACCACACACGCAGAAGGGTCCGAATCCGACGTTTTCTTGTCCCGCGTCTGCTCCGTGAAGGCCGTATCTAAGCTCATCACGATGTGTTCCAACGGGGGCAACGGTTTTTTCGCAGGCCAAATCTGTATCCAGTTGCGCCGGATGATGCCCTGCTCCTCCGGATTCAACACTTCCGCGTGGATTTCCTGCCTTCCAAGCGTCGTGCCCTCAAATTTGAGCAACTGCTGCTGGAAAGTCGGCGCTAGATTGGCAATATTCTCGTAAGTCGATGCCCTCGTGACATGAACATCCGCCCCATCGCGCTCAATCAGGTCGCGAATTAGCGCTTTTGGCTTCGGCGTCGTCGTTGCCACGATCCTTGGATGCTTGCCTAAGCGCAGCGCGAACATAATCATGTCCCACGCCTCTTGATCGTACTGCCACGCAGCCAGCTCATCGCACCACGCGCCGTGCCACTGACCACCACGAAGCCGGTCGGGCGTCTCTGCGCTAATCCCTTTGATGAGCGAGCCGTTGACCAAGATGATTTCCGAAAGCGAGCGGTTGTATTCTTTGACCACTTTCTCGGGAATAATGCTCACTAATCCCGATTCGCCCTCAAAACACGTATCGCGAATGTCCGCTGCCGTGGGAGCAGAAACCAACCAGCGCGTTTCCGCGTTCTGATACGCCTCCCACCACACCCACTCCGCTGCCGCACGGGTTTTTCCCGCACCACGACCCGCGAGCATCATCCATACGGTCCAATCGCCCTTCGGCGGGATTTGATGCTTATGCCGCGTTTGCTCCCACTTCGTGTGCGACAGCAATGCCTCAAGGTCCTCAACGCTTAATTCGTTGAGTTTCTTGATCAGCTCCGATTGAGTAATGGCCGGTTGTTTGGCCGGTTGGCTCATGGGCTATCGGTAGCGCGCAGTCTTCTTGGCAATCGACTTCGGCTGAGCGACAAACTGCTTGCCCTTGGCTTTTCCTTCGCGCTTGGCGCGTGTCGTTGACGCATACTCCTGCGGGGAAAGCGACTCAATCGCAGCCTTTGGCAAATACCGCTCGCCGGTATCTGAGGATCGTTTGCCCGACTTGGTGCGCCACTCTTGGTTCGTCCAGTCGCGTAAAGATTTCTGTGGTGCGCGCATGATTAGTCCCTGTACCCGCCGCCCTTTTCTTTGTACTTCTTGGCCAGTAGCTGTGCTTTGCGCGCGCTCCACTGCCCTGCTGCGGTGCCTTGGGTGGCAGACGCTTTGATCTGATTAAAAAGCTTCTTGCGCATCTCGGGCTTCGTGTAATTGCCCGCTGCATTCACCTTAGACTTCGTTGCCATGGTCAACACTCCAAATTTCAGTTTGACGCTTCAACTTTGGCCATTCGCTGCCGGTGATGAACGACTTGTCCTGCACCAGCAAATGGTTCGTAGGTTGCGCTGTAAAGCGCCCGTTGTCTAGTTTGATGAAGTAAAACTCCTTGCTCTGCTCCGGCTCGGCGCTAAAGCCGTCCAGCATCGGAATCGCCGTAAACATGTACGTCCCTAAATGCTCCTGCTTAGATCGTAGCCGGGTGCGTATACGGGTCCCTTCGAGAAACGGGTACTCCGTCGTACTGAAGTGAATCCCGTAGCAATCCCATGTCTGTGCGTCGGCGGGGTCCCAAGGGGTCCCTGTGGTTTGGTGCGCGAGTCGGTGCAGCGGGACATTGCGGTAGACGGCTCCGCATTCGAGCATCAGATGGCATCCCCAAGTCCTGCCGGGGTGGCTGACTAGTCCAAACCATGCGACACGTAGCCAATCCGCGTTGCCGAAGGTGTGGGGCTCAACGTAGCAGTAAGTGTGCCGGGGTATGGGACCCGCGCCTGTGTGTAGCATTTGCGCATAGTAGCACAAGCGGGTAGGGGCCCCTAGGGGTGCGGTGCGGTTGGGAGGTGATATACGCAGATGGGACCCTATGCCCCCGGCGTCGAATCGCGCGCCCGCCCCTAGTGGTGTAGTCGAGTAGCACACTAGCGCGCTCGCATAGGGGTCCCGGTTCAATTGGCAGCGTTATGTAATGACATATTAGAACCAGTCTAAACCGCTAACACGCGAGCCCGAGCGCCGATTGTGGATAGTTCTGTGGATAACCTGTGGATAAGTACCTGGGCAGGGTTAATTGTTGCGCAGAAACAACTTGCAAAATCAATAACTTATTCTGTGGATAAGTCTGTGGATAACTAGGCGATTAGCCGATTTCAGAGCGAACCAATACCACGGGCGCGGGTAGGGCATGCCCCGCTAATAGGCGCTCTAATGCGGTTTTACGCAAGGCGCTTGTGTTCGATTAGTCGCCTATATAATGAGTGCGCGCCCCGATAGCCTAATGACCGCAGAATGGTCGCAACCCAAAATAGGCTCGAATGAGTGCGCAAAGCGCTTGCGCTATTATAAGATTGTCGAACCGCCAAAAGGCGGCCAATTGAACTCAACTCATAACGGAGACTAAGACAATGGCACATGAACTCGACAACTCGACCGGCATTTATGCGTTCGCGGCGAAAGGCGGCGCGGCTAGCGCTTGGCACGGTTTAGGGCAGTCAATTGAGGCGGGCGATTCAATCGACGTCATCACGGCTAAGGCGGGGCTGAACTGGTCCGCGAATCGTGCCCCGGTCATCTATAACACTAATGACGGGCGCACCATGTCATTCGATAACCAATCGGTGCTCTACCGTTCCGATACGGGCGCGGCGCTCGGCGTAGTTTCTGAGAACCGTTACAACGTGCACCAGCCCCGTGAAATCATGGAATTTTTCTCTGATTTTCTGTCGGACAATGGACTGTCAATTGAAACTGCGGGCGCGGTTCGCGGCGGGCGCATTGTGTGGTGTATGGCGAAACTCGGCGCGGACTACGGTTTTTTAATGCCGGGTAATGACAAGGTAGACAGCTACATTCGACTGCAAACCAGTTTCGACGGTTCGCGGGCGACTGACTTGGTGGCAACCACGGTGCGTCAAGTGTGCGCAAACACCATGCGCATGGTGGACCGTGACGCGCTCGAACGCGGTTACAAAAACAAGCACTCGACACAATTCGATAGCGCGGGGCTCGCGCGGGCCTTTGGCCTGTTAGGCGAACAGCACCGGATTACCAGCGAACAGTGGAACGCGCTTGCCCGTGTCAAGGTTGACGATAAAACCGCGCTCGACTTTCTCGCGGGACTACTCGACATCAATCCGGCGGAAATTGGCAAGGTTGACTCGCGCGGCGCTAAGGTTGTCAGCACTAAGGCGGAAAACAATCTGCGGGCGCTTGTCACGGCGTACAAAAAAGCACCGGGGCAGCATCTCGCGAGTGCGGATGGAACGGCCTACGGCCTTTTGAACGCGGTGACGTACTACGTCGATCACGCCGCTACGGTTCGCGATACGGAAGGCGACGGGGCGCGCGGGGCTCGGTTTGCTAGCACTCAACTCGGCGCGGGCGACAACTTGAAGCAAAAGGCGCTCAAGGCGCTTGCGACTCAGTACGCGCTCGCCGCCTAAAGGTGCACACAATGAAACCTAGAACGACTGACATTATCGTAGTTCGCCAATGGGGCGCGGAACACCAGTCACGGGGCGGGTATTGGTTGAACTGGTATTACGACAACGTGATCACGGGCGACACGCCTGAGGCGATACGGGCGAACGTGCAACGCTACTGGCGCGGCGATTGTCTCGACGCCTACTTAGTACCCGACACCGAAACCGCCGAGGATATCGCGCTGACCTACGCGGGCCCATGGGCTGAGGATGTTCGCGGTATCGCGGCGTGCTTGGCGCTTGGCGAGAATCCGCGCGGCGACGGTGGCGCGCCCGTGACAATCAACGCCGAGCCCGAGCCCGTAGCGCCTAGCGGCGGCGCGGTTACTCTCGACAGTCTAATGAACTAGCACTAGCGCGTTATGCGTTACTAGGGGCGCCTTCGGGCGCCTCTTTTTTTTCCGGTTCCGGTTCCGCGTCGATTGTGATTCCGCGCGCTATCAGCCCCGATAACTCAGTCACAAGCGCCGCCTTGTGCGTCACCTCGACGCTACCGGATAACTCTACATTCTGGCGCTCGGTAAACTTCCCGCCGCCGCGAGTCTTGAGTAGGAATATCGCCGCAGTATCTGAGCCCGCTAGAGCCCGTTGCGCGAGTGAGCCGGAAATCTTATCCACCATGCGCGAGCAACCGTTTTCAAACTCATCTTGATAGTGCGTATACAGAGTCTCAGCGCTCATGCGTAGCGCGTTGCATATCTTGCGCGCGTCGAACCCCGCGAATGACATACTTGCTACCGCCGCCGATAGGGTGGCATCCGGGTGCTTTTTATAATCGTTTAAGGGAGTTACGGATTGCAGTTCGTTATGCCGATATGACGTTATATCGCTGCTAACTTGTCTTATATCGACTACCGGGGCATCCGGTCTTATATCGGCATCTAATGACTTTTGAGCGGTTTTCGATGAACCCGCTACCTTACCCTTTGCCATGCGTTAAAACCTCTTAAACGGCCTTATATCGCCTTATATCGCAACCTTATACCGCAACCCCGCGCCAGTCTTATATCGGCACGTTGCCAGTTCGGCGCTCTGGTGCATTGTCGGTGCATTGTCGCAAGGGTGCGTTATACCGGACGCTCGCCGCCCCGTAAAGCCGTAGCCGATTGCGCAAAACGGGGGGTTGATTCTTTCGACGAATTTATTCAACCCGCCATGAAAGAATTGAAAGCGCGTAAGTGATTGATTGGAAAGAGAGTTTTAATTATAAAAAATATATTTTTTCTATTCTTTTATTTCTTTCTATACACCCTCTCTCTTGTCTCTTTTCTACCACACTTGCCTACCTAGTTCCTCTTTCTCTCTTTTCCCCTTTTTTGAAAAATAAATACGAAATAATTCAAAAAACAGTTTTTTCCCTTACAACACAAGAACTTACACAAAAAAGAAGCCATCGCACACCGTAATAAATTATTAGGAAAGAATTAAAAGCCTTGACTAAAAAAGTCACCTATGCGACGTTCTTTTGGTGATTTGGTGAAAAACTCAGAATTGCTTTATGAGCGGCTCATTAAATCACCATATCTAACACTTTTGAGGGTAAAAACATGGCAAACATATCGCTCTACTTTGAAGCGCTCACGACGTTCAACGCCCCGGCAACGGCGAAACAGGTATACGACAAGGCTCGGGAGATGTTCGGGAATCAAGTTGTTGGGGATCGTAATTCGTGCCGCCAATCCCTTGAACGCTATGTCTTGAGAGGCAAAGCGGAGAAAAAGGGCAAGGGGCTTTATCTAGTTTCAATGTCTTACGTTGACCCGATCAACGCGCTAACGATTCAAAACAGGGTTTTACAAACAGAAGTCGAAAGGCTGCGCGGGCTTTTGCAAGCGAACGGAATTGAACATTAAGAAAACTTAATGATCGACGGGGCTTGACTGCACAAGCGGCTTGCGGTGTATGATGGCCCCGGTCGATCAAACACGGGAGCACAAGCGAATGACCCAAGCACAAACTTTCCGCGACACGCTCGCGGGGCAATATCGGGAGCTATTCAACACACCGGATTATGCGGTAGCGGCTGCGCGTATGACACCGGAAGCACTCGCCACACGCATGACTGACGGCCTCATAAGAGGCACCGCGAATAAGGACGGCGACGGGATCAAGCGCACCTGTAAAGCGCTGAAGATTCCGTACACCTACGCGGCAATCAAGTCTTATTTGAACGGCTAACACAACACAACCTAGGAGATAGCCCCAATGGGTGACCGAGTACTGTTTCAAGTGGTATCGGGCGAGGACTTTTCCCCGGTGGTTTACTGTCACGCTTCTGGTAGCGAGGTGCGCGATATTTGCGCGCGCTTACAGGGCCGTATGCGAGGCCGACACAATGACTTGCATTACACGGCAGCGCGACTTGTACAAGAGTGCATTAGAGAGCGCCCCGGTAACTTGTCTTTCGGAATGTGGAACGCGGTGGGCATCCAGACTGAAGCCGATTCGCACGGCGACGGTGGAGTGGTGTTGATCGACGTATCTGGGCCTCAAATGGAATTCAAATGTTTCGGCGGGTACTGGGCGACGGCGACAGAGCCGGGGGACTTGCCGCGCTTGATGACCTACGACGAGCAGAGCAGCGGCGCATTTTATAGCGCACTCAAAGCAGTTAATTCGTGAGCCAACTCGGGCGGGACTGCCAACCGCCCATTTTTATAAGGGGATACATAATGAACGCCAAGCACACACCGGGGCCGTGGGAACTACGGCAGTCTAC